AAGAAGATTCTACTGAATTCTACTTACGGTGCTTTTGCTAATAGATTCTTTGCGCTATATGAATTGGATGTGGCAACCTCTGTAACAACTACAGGGCAAGCCATGATCAAAAAGAGCGCACAAATTATTAATGATTACATTGCATCTGAATGGGGTATTGAGAAAAAAGATCGTGTGGTATTCTCTGACACGGATTCTGTAGGTATCACTATTAAGGATATTGTTGAAAAACATAATCTTGTGATTTTTGATGAAGACAAGAACCTTACCAAAGAGTTCAATATTATTGAAAATAAAATCTCTGATCATCTTAATTTTGAGATTAACAAGTGGTCTAAAGAGAAATTGAATTCTGCTGATTCACGTTTCTTCTTTAAGAGAGAAAGCGTATGCCCTAAAGCTATGTGGATGGGTAAGAAACATTACGTGATGTATATCTTAAACAAGGAAGGTAAGAAGATGAATAAATTCAAATATTCAGGAGTTCGCCTTGCTAAGTCCACCTTATCAGATAGAGCCAAAGATATTTCTAAGAAGATTGTGGAAATTATCATGGGAACTAAAGATCAGAAGGTAGCCGATCAAATGATTTTTGATGCTTATGAGGAATTTAAAACCTTTACAGTTAATGATATTGCTGAACGAGGTGGTATTAAGGTTCTCAATAAATGGGATACAAAGAATAACGGATTGATATACGCAAAAGGCACTACTCGTCCTGCAAAGCTTAGTATTTTTCATAATGAACTACTCAAGACTAACCATTTAGAAAATATTTATAGAAAGATCGAAAATGGATCAAAGATAAAGATGTTGCATATTAAGGATAATAAATACAATCTTGAAGGCATTGCATATCAAGATAAGTTTCCACCGGAGTTTGAATTAGAACCAGATTACGAGAAAATGTTTTTTTATGACATCATAAAAAGCTTACAGCCAGTATATGATGCATTGAAATGGAAAATGCCTAATCCCAAATTACAATATGAAACAACGCTTGAAGACCTGTTTGGATAATATCAAACGAATATATAACATTATTTTTGAGAATAGAGAATTAACCACTATTCAAGACGATTATCATTTAAATAAATGGATCAGTAAATCTGAATTGGAGAAATTATTTGAATTTGAAAAAATGCAATTGCTTCAAGCATATAAAGAGAAAGAGCAAGAGTTCCAAGATTTGATGAGAAGTTTCAATATGAATTCCTTATCAAATTATGAAGCTCTTGAAAGAAAATATCAAGGTAGTTTGAAAAAGAAACAATAATACTTGAAATATATTCACACGCAGGATTAATAATAACATGGAACAAATCGTAGGAATTTACAAAGACATCAGCCAGTTTATCATTGGTATTTTGGTTAAAGAAACAGAAACACATTATGTATTGCGTCGTGCATTATTGGTTAGTGTTGAGAGAGAAAAGAACGGCAACGGATTGGTGCCTAATTTCTTCCCGGTGACATTGCTCACTCTTGACCCGCCATTCCACATGATGGGATTCTTGAAGGAACAAAATATTGACTTCGAAACTTGGTATGAAAAAGATTCACTTTTAAATCCTGCTCTACAGGAACTTAATGATCAAGTAAAGAACGTGTATCTTCAAAATTTCGTAGGTGTTTTACCTCCAAATGCTTCGCCTCCTCTCCCGGTTGCAAGTAAGTCTCCCGAAGACAACATAGTCAAATTATTCTAAGAAAAGGCGGCGAAAAGCCGCCTTTTTAGTTGTTATAGACTGTGCTATAGAGTAAATTTATACATGTCGAAATTACTCGAAAAGCTAAGAAAAAATACCATTGTTGATGCTCAATTACTAAAAAATAGCAAATATTTTGATGAAGGAAAATTCATCGCGACCCGTGTTCCACTACTCAATCTAGCCCTATCAGGGAAGATTCGTGGCGGGGGTTTACCCAAAGGAATCGTTCAGATTGCCGCTCCACCTAAGCACTTTAAAACCAACTTCATGTTGGAATTGATGCTAGGTTTCCAAAATGATCCAGAAAATGCGGATCAAGATTATATCATCGTTCTATATGATAGTGAATTAGGATCAACTCCTAGCTATTATGAGAAAATGGGACTTGATACTAGTAAGATTGATCACCGTCCGATCAAATCAGTTGAAGAACTTCGTTCTGATATTGCAAATCTTTTGAATGATATTTCAGAAGGTGATAAAGTTCTCATTTGTGTTGACTCTATTGGTATGCTTCGTTCCAATAAGGAAACAGAAGACGCTAAATCAGGGCATGATGCGGCTGATATGACAAGAGCAAAGGCATTGAATTCCTTGTTCCGAATCATTACTGCGGAATCTGCTATTAAGCAAATCCCAATCGTGATTATTAATCACTCATATGGAACTCTAGAAATGTTCTCTAAGGAAGTTGCCAGCGGTGGTCGTAAGACACAATATGCTGCGCATACCCTTCTATTCATTACAAAGGCACAAGATAAAGAGAAGGAAGATGGTAAAGACGTTCTTAAGGGATTCCGATTTACATTACGTGCAGGACTATCTCGATATGTCAAGGAAAATGCTACATTCCCTATTACAGTACATTTCGGAGAAGGTGTTGATCCTTTTTCAGGATTGTTTGACTTAGCCTTAGACTTGGGCTATATTGTCCCACAGAAACAAGGTTGGTACAAGATGAAGAATTGGCCGGAAGAAAAGAAGCAAGTTAGACGTGCAGACCTTGAGGAAGATGAAGACGTAATGAATGCGCTTCTAGACGATGACTCTTTCTGTGCAGCCGTAGAAAAAATATATAGTCTATAACAATATGAGTGCAAATAATATCAACAATAACAAAGAGTTGGAAATCATCATCGAAGAATGGGAACAAATCGGCAAGGGGTCAAAGACTGTCCCCCTTGTTCAGATTGGAACCTCTAATCAAGATGCCGCAAAAGAACGTAAAATCTTCACATATGTAGCAAACCAGCTTAAGAAATTGATCAAGTAATATGGAGAAAAACCCTTTTCATTTCGAAGATTTATATATTTCTTTTGCAGACAAATATCCTTGGGCATTTGATAAGTTAGGGTTGGATCATCAAATCAATGATCATATGCTCTATCTAAGAGATAAGACTGGTGGCGCACTTTGTCGGTATATTATACCGGGTGTATATAAGTCAGATTATCTTTTACAATATAAAGATAATCATATATGTTCTTTTCCTATGGAAATAGATGCTGGTCGAGCATCTATTTTATCAGTGTGGTGCCAACCTGATAATTATCAATTAATACAAGCCAATCTTGGACTAGCGGATGCAGACGACGATAATTTTTCTATATCATTAATATTACATACCTCTAAACCTCAAAAGTATATTGATATGTTGAACGATGTGCGCCCATATCGTATCCTTCCTCTTAAAAAGAATTTAGGATTTAATAACTAATGATTGAAGTAACCATATCATACTTTGGGACGTTTATTGATCGTCCCAATGTACTACGCTTTACCTTTGCAGAAGACGATGTTGCAATGGAAAATAAGAATGAAAAGACGGGTAAATTTGAAAAGATTACCGTTGGTCAATTATATGACATTTTCATTACTAAAAACGAATATATTCGTGATGCATCTGATCCTGATGAACGCATTGATGCTTCGTTTTTCGAAGAATGGTTTTACCGAAAGCATATAGCTGATAAACATTTTAGAGATAAGATAACTAACCAAACATTCCAACGAATTTAATGGCTAAGATTGATTTAGATTTTTTTGAAAAAATCATTTTTTATAACATCCTCAAAAAGGACTGTACTTTTCTAGCATCATGTATTGATCATCTAGAAAAAGATTTATTCAAAGATAAAGATATTGGCATTATCGTCAATATTATCAAGGATTTCTATTTAGAAAATTCTACAACTCCTACGCTCACAGAGCTAAAGGCACGGGTGGTTTCTGCACAGGCAAAAACACATTTAGAAAATGCTATCAAGACAATCAGATCGCTTGATAGTGAATATAATGAAGATGAATTGATTCGGAATACAGAACACTTCTTACGGCAGCGTAAGATTGAAATTTTGTTAAACAAAACAATTGATCAAAAGATAACCGATAAACAGGTTGACCTAGAAGAGTTCCAAAAAGAGTCAGAACAAATCCATGCGATTTCTCTGATTGATAATCTTGGATTGGAATACTTTGCAGAAATTGATAGAGTCACTGATTACTTTAATCAGACAGATAATATCTTTTCATCTGGTTATTTGGGGTTTGATCAAGCTATTGGTGGTGGATTCTTTCATGAAGGCAAACAATTCGGGGTAATTGGTGGAGAAACCAATGTCGGTAAATCCATTTGTTTAGCCAACATTGTTGTTAATGTTCTATTACAAAACAAGAATGTTTTGCTTTATACATTGGAAATGTCTGAAATGCGATATGCAAAACGTATCTCTTCAATTCTAACAGGAATTGCATTAGCTAATCTTCCAAGTAGCGTTGATAATTTTAAGGAATATATCGCTGATTTCGTTCGGCAGCATATGTCCCGGTTGATAATTAAAGAGTTTCCAACTAAGAGTGTGTCTGCAAAGACGCTATTAGCTCATGCGGGGCTGCTCAGACGACGCAAATCATTTGATCCAGACTTCATAGCCTTTGACTATCATGCGCTTTTAAAGCCATCTGTGACGCAAGCATCGAAGCATACCGAAATGCAGTTTATTACGCAAGAGTGTCGTGGTCTAACTTATTTGTTGGGTGCTCCCGGTTGTAGCGTTGCACAGCTTAACAGAGGATCACATAAACAAGAGTCTCCCGGTCTTAATTCTGTATCTGGTTCATGGGATATGATTTCTGATGAAGACTGGCACGTTAATATTTGGCAAACCGATATTGACCGTGAACAGAACATCTTACGTTATATTGGTGAAAAGGCTAGAGACGGTGCCAAAGGGTATTCGGATTTCTGGACTATTGACTATGATACTTTGAAATTGACAGAGAACGAGCAAGCTTCTAGGGATGTACCGCAAGTAGATCGTGAAACGACTAGTTTTACGTTTGAGGATTTGCATTGATAGTATAAAGTAATGGAATAAATATTTCCATGCTTCCCTATGAACAGACTGTCCCTAGTCCAAACGAAATAATTAATAATATCGAGTTAGAGGAAACGATAAACAAGTTCGGTGCATGGGTTTCAATTGTAACCAACAAACCATTATCTTGTGTATCGTTATTCTCTATGCTTAGAAAAGATGAAAATCTTCGCGCACTTTTACTTGAACTCACTGATCAATCATGGTATTCTATTGTCTCGTATATGAGCCACCGATGGCCTGTTTTAAATAAATCTAAAAAGATCAAATGAACCCTAAATTTCCAAATTTTAACTTCGATACATGGTTAGGTTGGTTTGTGCAAACTTTATATATGGTTGATTCCCGTAATAAAGATTTCATGGAACATGAGTATCCTATTGAGGAAAAAAAAGAAAAGTTTTTTAATCAAGAACATGATTGTTTAGATGAATTTAGGGAAGATTTTTGTGAAAATTATTTAGAGGATATTACTCGTTTCAATTGTTTCATGAAATATATAATGCAAGAGGACCGAACATTAAAAGAATTGATTATTTTCTTACTTAAGATGGCATTCCCTCGCACTCATAGTCATGAACGTATAACTGCTGCTATTTTAATAGGAAAATCTTATAATATAAATTATGATAATATTCGTAATGGCGTATTATTCACACCAGTCATAGCAACATACGTTTTACACCTTACTCAAGTATTACACATTCCATTAAAAGATGATAACTGACGCGCAGAAAAATATCTATAATTGGTATTTGCGAGCACAACGGGTTAATAATAATCAACCTTTCCGATATAGGAAGAATTTTGATAACTTGGATAAGGAAAAATTCTATCCAAATCTAGTGAAGATTGAAAAGGTATTTCAGAAATACCCTCATTTGATGCGGAGAGAGTTTTTTGATGCACCTTATATCATTTATAATGAAGAGAAAAAGTTCTATGGACTAGATTTCTTTTCCTCACTAAAGGGATTAACCACTTGTATAGCTTATTTTAAGCTGTTAGCCCAACAGCAACCCGATGAACAGTTAGATTTCCTTAAGGAATCACTTAAGTTCGTTACTAATTTTTGTTCACAATATAGTTTGATGCTTAATCAATATATTAGGTTCAAGTCTATTGCTCAAAATGACTGTTTGAAGCATTTAAAGAATCATCAAATATCATGGTATTTGGTTCTAGCAATTCCCGGTTTTCTACACTTAGTTCAGTCTATGCCACGGGACGAATTTTCTTTATATTTCGGTGAAGATATTGACCTGAATTTCTTGATTTCATCATATGGATCGAGTAAGTTAGCTAAACCTTTCCTCGAAAAGAAGATCAAAGAAATTGATGAATTTCTTATCAAAAGAATGTAAAATACCTAGCTAAATTCGGTATTTTTAGATAAATAAGATAAAGGGAAACATCCGTTTCTCTGATTAAAAAATAAATAAACAAATAAATAAAATGACAAACCTAGACGACATCCTAAATAATATTGGAACATTAAAAGATACAGAAGAAAAGAAGAATAAGACAGAGAACACTGGTTCAGTTGATAGCCGCATTTTGCGCTTCAAAAAAGGCTGTAAATACATCGGTCTTTTCGTACCAACCGCAAAAGACACCTTCGTAACATACGAAGAAATCGGGTTCACCAGCCGAGTAGATCAAAGCTACGTTTATACTGGTAGAGCATATGCCGATCCTGCATTGAAGTATAAGGGTGAGAACATTCTTAACAAGACTCAATGGGAAGCATACAAAGTTGCAAAGGCTGCGGGTGATGACGCTGCAATGAAGGAAACTTATAAGTTATTCCCTCAGAGAAAGCAGTTGGCTAATTTCCTCTTGCTAGAAGTTATCGGTGACGATGCTGCTGCAAAGGCTGAAATTGGCGAAGTTAAAGTTGTTCGTTATCCTGCGACACTTGACAAGGAAAAGAATCCAAAATCTGCCGCATATAAAGCAATCTTTGAAGGTTTGCTTGGTGCTGGACAGAAGAAAATCGGTAAGAAGGGTTATATCCTTCCGAACACCGTAAGTGATAATGTCAAATTTGTTTTTGATGTTATTGATAAGGGTGGTTTCCCAAATTATGATCAATCCAAATTTGATCTAATGGAAGAGCATGAAATCGAAACTAAGTACACAAAGGAACAAGTCTTAGAAATTCTAAGCAAGGCACATGATCTAAATGAATTGGTGCCACCTCTCAAATCACCAGAGGAAATTAAGGAAATTCTTGATTTACATTGGTTTGGAACCAGCGCATCCGCAGAAGATGATGTTGAAGTCGAAGACGATAATCGTATTGACACAACTATCTCCGATGAAGATGATGAAATTCCACATCTTGGAACAAAATCTAAGAATTTTGATGAAGAACTTGATGAATTACTAGCATAATTCTTTAAAATGATAGATGCATGGGCTAAGTAGAGTGGTACAATGAATGAAGACGTTGACATCGCTCTCTTAGCCCATCAATCTAATATGGGCTTGAATCAAATTTATCAAACCCGCCAACCACAGAGGATTGATCCTCGTCAGTTTTTAAATAACAATTACGGTGGACAACAGGGACGACCAAATTTTAATCCCGCATATCCTCCCCAACAACCATATTATCCTCAAGTAGGAGGAGTAGAAGAATATGGGTTACCCTCACAAATAGCTCCGCAAACCTTGCAGATACCAATGGTAATGCGTGATAAAGAGGGCAATGTTATTGACTTATCACAAACACCTTCTGTAATGTCAGAAGGGCAAACCTATCCACCACATCAGCAACCAAATGGTATGAATGATGTGCGAGGATTTCAAATTCCTGATTATTCAAAATATAATAAACAAGGAACCAATCAAGTTGATGAAGCAGAAGAATCAACTTTGGAAATAATCTTAAAAGAAATAAAATCTTTAAAAAAAGCAGTAAATAAGTTGATTCGTGAAACTGAAAAGAGTAAATTATCAGTAATCAATACAACACAACCATTAGATATAAATGAAGTTAACACTCAATCTCCGGTCATTTCAGAGGGAATTCCTTGCTCCAATTTTGGAGATTAATAAAGAAGGTAAAGCTGCAATTTTCGGCACAGATACTGAATTATATAGTATATCTCAAACGGCAGATAATAGAGTGGTGTTGTATAACACTTATACTCCCGTTGCTATTGATGAACCTTTGAAACGTTTCAATGTCAATCTTACCCGTGTAATAAAAGCACTTAACTGTGTTAAGCAAACAGAGAGCTTTTCAGAGTTTGAAATTCTTAATAATTCATTATCATATCATGATGATATTATTAAGTTTAATATTAGATTGCTTAGCGATAGTCTTCTAATGGTGCCCAAAGTTAATCCAGAGGCTATTAAGAATTTCCCGTTTACATCTGAAATCTATATTGAATCTAACACTATCAGAGATATTAAGCGAGTGTTGGATTTCTCTACCTCTACTGATAAGTTTTATATCGAAGTGGAAGGTGATAAACTATATTTCTTGTTCGGAGATAAGGCGGAAGATACTGCCAATGTACAAGATGACATTAGAATTTTAGTATCCGATAAATTTAGCGGAACTATTCCGTCTAATATTTTCAATGTCAATATCTTGAAATTGATTGAAAAGTCTAAGAACGATTTAGTTTTCAAAGTGGGTAAAAATGCTTTGATTGTGAATATCCAAAACGAAAACAGTACCTTACAATATCTAACAACTTCTTTAAAGAAATAATATGGATTTAATTAATCATACTCTACCACCACAAGAATATGTGGAACATGAGGGAAAACTATACCGAATAGTATGGAATTATATTCCTTCTAAAAGTTCAAATGGAATAATAGTTCCTGAAATACGTCCACCTCTTAAACTTATCGAAAGAGATGATCGAATTTTTTGGACAACACATCGAGGTGTTATTTTCTCAACCAATAAAGATTTAAGAAATGTTGAAATTTTCACAAAAAAAT